TATACAAGGAACAGGTACTACAGCTAACGACTACCACTTATTAATAAATAGCCAATTTGCAGTTCTAGGTAACGGTAACGTCGGGATCGGAACGACTAGTCCTAGATCAACTTTAGAAGTTGATGGACAGGTTTTAATTAGTAATACATTTCCTGCACTTGACTTTGTAGACACTAATAGTTTTACAGATGCAAATGATCGCTTTAGGGTTAGAGCAGGGGGTAATCAGGGTCTTATGCAGTGGTATGACGACTCAACTTCAAGCTTGTTAACCTTAATGACATTAAATTCTGATGGTGATGTTATTGTTCCAAACGGCAACGTAGGTATCGGAACTACCGTATTTCCTTACAATACAAAGATGTCGATAAACTCATCTACAAATGCAAATAATACTTTAGGGGTGCAAACAACTGACGTTATACAGGGAACTACTGGGACTATTCTATATATGGGGTTAGGGGCATCCACAGGTAATACCTACGGCTCTGTAAGAGCTTTAGGGTCGGGGGGTACAACAAATGCAGACTTGGTTCTTCAGTCAGATGGAGGCAAAGTAGGTATCGGAACGACTAATCCTGGACAAAAATTAGATGTAGCTGGTATTGTAAAACATCAAGGTTTAGATATGACAGCTGGTGTTCAGGTTGATCAAATAACTTCTTATACGAAAGCTTTAAATGGTACAGCAAATACATGGAGATCAACTGGAATAACCTCCTCTGATATAAGTAGTTCTGGTTCTTATTTAGTTCAAGTTTATAATAATGACCACTCAGGAGCAGGCCCTGGTAATTACAATTGGTTTTGGACAGGTACAATGAGTTGGTTTGCTGGTGGAACAAATAACGCTACTACAAGCGAAATTTATTTAAACGGGTGTGGACATCACACTAATATAGTTTTTGAATTAAGAACAAAAGTAAATTATAATAGTGCACCAACTCCTTATTCTGAACTTGAATGGAAATCTAATACTAGTTTTGTAAATTCACCAAATTGGATTTTTAAATTTAGAAGATTAATATAAAATAAATGGCATCATCATCTAATATAAACGGAAACTAAATAAATAAATAAATAAATTATGATAAATTACGATTGGAATTGCAGAACAGTAGATGCTCGCCCTTTAGAGGACGGAGAAACAGATGTGGTATATAATGTTCACTGGAGAGTGACAGGAACATCAGATGAACTAAGCCCTGAAGGAAATGCTTATTCAGCAGGAAGTATTGGTACGCAAACTGTAACTTGGAATCCAGAAGGTACATTTATACCCTTTGAAGATTTGACTAACGAGATAGTAGTTGAGTGGACACAAGCAGCGATGGGGGAAGAGCAAGTTGCAAATATTGAAGCTAGTATTGCTAGCCAGATAGAAAGCCTTATCCATCCAACGTCGGTAACTCTAACTATTGGAGAGCCAATACCTATAACAGAATAAAAAAGGTAAAGTTTACTTAAATCACGTAATAATAAACTTAGGTAGACTAAGGTTTACTAAGTAATAAAATATAATCTAATTTAATAAGCATGTCAAATCAAATTGTTAAGAACCTTGCCTTTGGTGAGGAAGCTAAAAACAACGTATTTAAAGGTATAGAAAAACTCACAAAAGCTGTTAGTTCCACTTTAGGGGCTAGCGGTAAATGTGTGTTACTAGAAAACGAATTAGGACAACCTGTTATAACCAAAGATGGTGTAACGGTTGCAAATTCAATAACACTTAGAGATCCTATTGAGAATATGGGTGCAACGCTTTTAAAGGAAGCAGCTAGGCAAACTGTGAAAGAAGCTGGAGATGGAACCACAACAGCTACAGTCTTAGCACACTCAATATTATTAGAAGCATACGCTGCAAGTAATAGCGGATCTAGGGAAATGAAAGAAGGTATTGAATCAGCTACCAAAAAAGTGATTGCATATTTAGAAAAGTTAGCAGTACCCGTTGAGGGGGATATGGTAAACCATGTTGCAACAATTTCTTCTAACAATGATAAAGAACTTGGTAATGTTATTGCTGAAGCTTTTAAGCAAGTAGGTAAAAACGGGGTTGTTACTATGGAGGTTTCAAACGATAGCGAAACAAGTTACGAAGTAATAAACGGAGCCGCAATAGATAAACCCTTAAAAAACTTTCACTTTATCACAGATGAAAGTAAAAAAGAAGCTGTACTTGAAAACCCATTAGTATTACTAGTGGAAAACAAAATAGAGAACATACGTAAAATTCAAAGCGTTTTAGAGTATGTTATAAAAAACAATGAGCCTTTATTAATTATTGGTGAAGCAGACGAACAAGTCGTATCCGCTTTGGCTATGAATAAAATGAAAGGTAATATTAAGGTCAATATTATTGACACTCCTGACTTTGGAATATACAGAAAAGAAAAGCTTCAAGATTTAGCTCTACTAACAGGTGCTACGGTCGTAAATGAAGACCTTGGTGACGACTTAGATATGATAGAGGTAGAAATGCTAGGAAAGTGTTTAAAGTCCATTACAAACGACCAGGAGACTATTATACAAGTAGGTGACACTTCTATTGAAGTACAGGAAGTGATCGATTCTATACAAGATGACATTAAAAGTGAAACTTTACCAGGTAAACTTAATAGATTAGAAAAAAGATTAGGTTTATTATCTTGTAAAGTAGCTGTTATAAAAGTAGGTGCAAGTTCAGAGGTTGAGCTTAAGGAAAAGCAAGATAGAGTTGAGGATGCAATGTGCGCTACGAAAGCTGCTATTAAAGAAGGTATTGTGCCAGGCGGTGGAATTGCTTTGTTAAATGCTTCTACCTACATTAAGCCAAGCAACGATAACGAGCAGGTTTTATTAGAAGCTATTAAAGCTCCTTATTTAACTATACTAAAAAACGCCGGTTTAGAAGTGGTGTATCCAAAAGGAAAAGGTAAAGGAATTAATGTAGTTACCGGTAAAGACGTTAATATGATTAAGTCTGGTATTATTGATCCTTTATTAGTTACTAAAAGCGCATTAAAAAATGCAGCGTCAGTAGCTACAACCATATTGTCAACAGATTGTGTAATCAACAACTTAAGAGTAGAAGATGAAAGCAATAGGTAGAAACTTAATAATAAAAATCATTAAAGAAACAACTACCAAAACAAAAGGCGGTTTAATACTTAATGAAAAAAGTAGAGAAGATATAAGATATCGCAAAGCTACTATTGTATCAGTTGGTACAGATGTTGAAGGTGTAAATGAAGATGATGTAATATACTACGACAAAACAGCTGGGCACGGAATAGAAATAGATAATGAAAAACTACACGTTATAAAGAATCAAGACGTAGTAGTGGTATTATGAAACGATTAGAAGCAAGGGATATTAAAGATATGAACTTGCTGAAACATTATCGGGTTATACGTAAATGGGCATGCAGGAATAACGGTTTAAATGATGCAGATCTTGAACTACTTATTTATTTTGATTGCATGGAGTTTTTTACTAAACACGATTTTAAAATAGGTACATACGCTTATAGCTGGGATAATAGACGATGGAATAGGTTACTAAAAGAGGGATGGATTGTAGTGTGGAGAACACGAAATAGAACCACCCAAAAATATAACATATATAAAGTATCCTTTAAGTGTAAACAGTTAATAAGCAAAATGTATCGAATAATGTTAGGAGAAGAAGATATACCTTCTAGCGAAAAAAGAAACAGTATTATGCGTGGTAAAACTTATACAGATAAAGTTTTACAAACAGCAATATATAACGTCAATAAAGATAAAAATAGATAATTATGTTTGGAGCAGCAATGGGAGCGTTTAGTGGAGGTAACGGAGGCAGCGAAAGCGGTTCTACGATGGATATGCAAGGGTGGATGAGTCAAGGCGGTAGTCCTTTCGACGCAAAAGGAATGATGGAATGGTCTGCTAGCCAAAGCCAACAACAGGCCGACTCTAGATACCAACAATCAAATGCAAACGCACAAACTGGGCGTGTTTCGCAAAGTTACGCAACTAATACGGGGCCCAATGTTCCTATGTCTGATTCTTATAACGCAGCTGCATCATCACCTGTTTTTCCCCCTGCAGCACAAGACCAAGCGGCTGCTGTATTTGGGAGCAATGATGAAAGACAAGGTTCTACATCTGGGTTTAAACAAGAGCTTAAAGAAAGAATAATAGGCGACTTAAATTCATTATAACAACATGAGGGAGATAAACAAAATAATAGTGCATTGCACTGCTACTCCTGAAAATAGAGTTGTTACTGTTGAAGATGTACGTAAGTGGCATAAAGCAAGAGGTTGGAGCGATATTGGTTATCATATAATGATTTACTTAGACGGGACTGTTCATGAAGGTAGACCTATCGAAAGAAGTGGTGCTCATTGCAAAGGTCAGAACAGAAACTCTATAGGTGTCGCTTACGTTGGAGGCGTTGATAAAGCTATGAACCCTAAAGACACTCGCACGGAATGTCAAAAAGAAGCTTTGTGTAATATACTAGAACATTATAAAACTAAATATCCAAAGGTAGAAATATTTGGTCATAGAGATTTTTCTCCGAAAGCGTGCCCTAGTTTTGACGCTACTAAAGAATACGAAAACATAACTAATATGTGGTAATATAAAAAAACATGAAAACAACAATTAAAAAGGGGCCGTGTGGGGGACCTAACCAACCATCTTGTAAGGATGAGTTAAAACGAATGGCTGAAAAGCAAGGGTTTAACAAGTCTTACCAACAAAGTATGAGTGTTTCAAACGTTGGTAATATGAAGAAGCCAGGAGTTTTAAAGGGTGGCTATAATATGACCAATCGTAATGTTAATAATGCTGCAACGGCTGAAACTAAAAAAAGAATTAAAAATGTAACTAGCCATTCTGGGTATAAAGCTTTTACAAAAAATCCTAATTCAAAAGGAGTTATTCGGCATGTGAAAAAATTTATAGATGGGGGCAAGAAAGGGAAACGCAGTGCGGTTAAATTTCAATTGCCAACCTTACAAGAAGCATCTAGTTTAATAGACATTGGTAAAAAATATACAAAGTCTAAAAATATAATGGAAGACATTAGCCTTGGGGATAAAGTAAAAGCGGCATACCAAGGAGGAAAACTTGCTTTAAAATATCCTAATATATTATCTTTTGGAAAAAAACTAATGAAATAAATAAATAAATAAACAATATGGGGTAATATGAAAAAGAAAAAGAAAACACCTTGTTGGGATTCTCACAAAATGGTGGGATTAAAAATGAAGTCAGGTAGAAAGGTACCTAATTGTGTACCTAAAAAGAAAACACGTAAAAAATAAATATTATGCCAAAAGTAGGAACAAAGTCATTCGCGTACACACCAAAAGGAAAAGCAGATGCAAAAGCTTATGCTAAAAAGACTAAAAAGAAAGTTGTAAAAAAAAAGTAAATACTAAAAAACCTTGCGGTTGTAAACACTGATAATTATGGCAACACCCAGAAAAGGAAAAGCAAAAGTAAAAATAACAGCGTCCGGTAAAAAAGTAAGTTACGGACAAGCTGGTTCAGCTAAAAGTGGAGGTCCTCGTGTTAGACCAGGTACCAGCAAAGGTGATAGCTATTGCGCTAGAAGCTTAGGGATAAAAAAAGGATTAAGCAAAAAGAAGCAAAACGATCCTAATACTCCAAACAATTTGTCTAGAAAAAGATGGAAGTGCTCTGGAGCTAAATCTAAAAAATAAATATTAATATATGAATTGGCTAAGCAGGTTATTAGGTAGCGGGACAAAAGGATTAGGTAGTTTAGCTAAAGATATTAGAGAAGCTATTAAGGGTAAAGAATTAGACCCCAACAAGCAGCTTGATATTGCAGCTAAATTAGCAGAAGTACAAACTAAAATTAATGTAGCAGAAGCTACTCACAGATCTGTATTTGTAGCAGGCTGGAGGCCTTTTGTAGGTTGGGTTTGTGGTTTTGGATTATTATACGCGGTATTATTAGAGCCTATGCTTAGGTTTATATTCACAGTAAACGGGTGGGATTCAGAGTTTCCCATTATAGACACAACCATTACAATGCAAGTACTATTTGGAATGTTAGGGTTAGCGGGATTTAGATCATACGAAAAGAAAAACAATTTAACAAAATAACAAATAACAAAAATGGGAAAGTATTTTAACTTAGAACAAGAAACAAAAGTAATCTGTAGGAATGCAAAAGCAGTAACAAAAAGTGACACAAATTTTACAGAAGCATTTGTGCCTAGAGGCGAGGCGGCTTTATATGTAGGCGGAGCAGGGGATGTGCACGTTAGAATGGCTGGAGACGATAGTGATGCAACTGTAGTTTTTAAATCGGTTCCTGCAGGTTCATTTTTACGTATAGTGGTAAAAGCTGTGCTGGCAGCAACAACAGCTACTGAAATTTTAGCTATAAATTAATATTTGTATGACCGTAGAAGATTTAAAAATTTACAGTATTAACGGATTTACGCTCGGAATATCAATGACTAGTTTAGATAACATTCTAAAAATATCATTGTTAATAGTTACCATAGGATATACAATAAACAAATGGTATTTATTAACTAAAGAAGATAAAGACTCTAAAAACTAAAATTCCTGTATTACAGGTAACTATAACTTAAGAAACAATTAATTAATCAAATTAAACTAAATTAAATTATGAGTAAGATTACAAAAGAACAACTAGAAACTATTACTACGCAAAAAAGAAAATCAGATGACCTTATCATTAACTTAGGAATGCTAGAAGCTAAGAAGCACGAGCTACTACATACATTTGCTCAGGTTAGCGGAGAACTAGAAGATACTAAGAAAGATTTGGAAAGCGAATACGGTAAAGTAAATATTGATTTACAAACTGGAGAATATACAGAAGTGGAAGATGAGCAAGATAGTTAGAAAAATAAGTATAGGGTCAGATTATAAAAGCGATGCAATGCATTATTCCGTAGGTCAAACCGTATATGGTGGCCACGAAATAACAGCTATACTCCTTGATGAAAATGATACCTCTTATAACATCTACATAAAAAAGAATGACGAGATTATGCCATGGAAGAAATTTAATTCTAACATGGCTATATCCGTTGAATATGATTTAGAGTATTAATGAATAGTCTTGGTCAATTTATTGTTAAGCCTTTAAATGATCGGTATAATAATAAAATAAAAGTAGGTGATAAGGATCTAATCACTAATACTCAAGTAGAGGATTGGAGATCTGTTAGCAAAGAAGCTATTGTTGTTTCAGTACCTTCTGCTTTTAAAACAGATATAGAACCAGGTGATAAAGTAATACTGCATCACAATATATTTAGAAGATGGTACGATATTAGAGGTCTTGAAAGAAATGGTTCTACATTTTTTAAAGAAGATTTGTTTTTCGCAAACTCTGATCAAATATATATGTACAAAAGAAACGATACTTGGTATGCTAATATGGAATACTGCTTTGTGTCGCCTATTGTTGAAACAGACGTTTTAAAGAACCAAAAAGAAAAAGAACTTATTGGTATACTAAAATACGGTAACAAGTCCTTAAAAGACGCTAAAATACTACCTGGTGATTTAATTGGGTTTAAACCTAACTCTGAATTCGAGTTTGTTTTTGAAGACAAGCGTTTATATTGTATGAAATCAAATGATATTGTAATTAAATATGAATACAAAGGAAACGAAGAAGAGTATAATCCTAGCTGGGCACATAGCCGTTGAGGAATTAATTAAAGTAGCTAAAGAAGCTATTGTAGATTCAGAAGAAGATTTATCAGCGGATAAACTTAAAAATGCTGCTGCTACTAAAAAGCTGGCTATATTCGATGCTTTTGAAATATTAGCTAGATTAGAAGAGGAAGAGGAAAGGTTAGAAGACAAACCTAAAGAAGAGAAGAAACAAGCTTTCAAAGGCTTTGCTGAAGGAAGATCTAAATAATGTACAAGCAATCTTTATATAAAATAAATACCGACCATATAAAACCGCAAATTATAAAGCGGATGAACAGGTATAAAAAATGGGAGTATGGTTATAATGCTGAGTATGATATCGTGGTTATTAGTAGAACTGGAGAAATTGGAGAAATATATGATATCCAAGATCTTAAAATCGCTCTACCAAAAGCAACGAAAGATGTACACAAACGCTCAGATAAAAAAGATCAACAATTTTGGGAGTCTAAAGAATATCCAAAAGAATTAAGTAAAATAAAAAGTGTTTTTGATTGGGAACAATACCCTTCTGATTTTAAGGAAAAGTGGTATGATTATATTGATCAAGAATTTAATTATAGGAATGAAGGCAATTGGTTTTACAATAACGGTAAGCCAACGTATATAACAGGTACTCATTATATGTATTTGCAATGGACTAAGATTGACGTAGGTCAACCTGATTTTAGAGAGTCTAACAGATTGTTTTTTATATTTTGGGAAGCTTGTAAAGCTGATAAAAGAAGTTACGGTATGTGCTATTTAAAAAATAGACGTTCTGGATTTTCTTTTATGTCATCATCAGAAACAGTGCATCAAGCCACTATGTCAAGTGATGCTAGATTTGGTATATTATCAAAATCCGGTAGTGATGCTAAAAAAATGTTTACAGATAAAGTTGTACCTATATCTATTAACTATCCGTTTTTCTTTAAACCTATACAAGATGGTATGGATAGGCCAAAAACAGAATTAGCTTATAGAATACCTGCTAGCAAACTTACTAGAAAAAAGCTTGATTCAAATGAGCAGCTTGAAGAGTTGGTTGGGTTAGATACTACTATTGACTGGAAAAATACAGGTGATAACAGTTATGATGGGGAAAAGCTTAGATTATTAGTTCACGATGAATCTGGTAAATGGGAAAGACCTGACAATATATTAAACAACTGGAGAGTTACAAAAACTTGTTTAAGGTTAGGTAGCAAAATAGTAGGTAAGTGTATGATGGGTTCTACGTCAAATGCTTTAGAGAAAGGTGGAAATAATTTTAAACAATTATACAACAACTCAGATGTTAAAAAACGAAACCGCAATGGACAGACTAGCTCAGGACTCTATTCTTTGTTCATACCTATGGAATGGAACTACGAAGGCTACATTGATTCTCATGGATTACCTGTATTCGATACGCCAAAACAACCAGTAATAGGGGTTGATAAAGAATTAATTGATTTAGGGGTTATAGAGCATTGGCAAAATGAAGTTGACGGTTTAAAAGAAGATCAAGATGGTTTAAACGAATACTATCGTCAGTTTCCAAGAACTACAAAGCATGCGTTTAGAGATGAAGCTAAAGAGTCTATTTTTAATCTTACTAAAATATATGAGCAAGTAGATTATAACGAGGATTTAAAAAATACAGCGGTAGTTACAACAGGTAGTTTTGCTTGGGCAAATGGAATGAAAGATACTAAAGTGGTATTTCACCCTAATAAAGACGGGAGATTTAAAGTATCCTGGGTTCCTCAGTATAATTTGCAAAATAAAATAATAGTAAAAAACGGTATTAAGTATCCAGGTAATGATCACATGGGTGCATTTGGATGTGACAGTTACGATATATCAGGTACTGTTGACAAAAGAGGATCTAACGGTGCTTTGCACGGGCTAACTAAATTTAGTATGGAAGATGCTCCTCCAAATTGTTTTTTCCTAGAGTATATAGCACGACCTCAAACTGCTGAAATGTTTTTTGAAGACGTATTGATGGCATGCATATTTTACGGTATGCCTTTACTTTGTGAAAATAACAAACCTAGATTACTGTATCATTTTAAAAGAAGAGGTTACAGAGGGTTTAGTATGAACAGACCGGATAAAGTTTGGAACAAACTATCAGTTACCGAAAGAGAAATAGGTGGAATACCTAACTCTAGTGAGGATATAAAGCAGGCACACGCCGCAGCAATCGAATCTTATATAGAAACACACGTTGGTTACAACGGGGAAACATATGGCAATATGTATATGCAGCGAACATTAGAAGACTGGGCTAAGTTTAATATAAACAATAGAACAAAACACGATGCTTCCATTAGTTCAGGGTTAGCAATTATGGCTTGCAATAAGAATAGGTACACGCCTGTAGCTGTTAGAGAAAGTAAAGCTATAAGTTTACCTTTTAAAAAATATGATAATAAAGGATTTACTTCGCAAATAATAAAATAAATGATAGAAACTAATTACAATAGCTCTTTTCCTAGTCAAACTGTTAGCGATGAAGAAAAAGCCAGTTCAGAATACGGCTTACAAGTAGCTAGAGCTATAGAACACGAATGGTTTGGAAGTTCTAGATCATCACAAAATAGGTTTTCGTCTAATTACGGAGCTTTCCACCAGCTTAGATTATATGCTAGGGGGGAACAATCAATTCAAAAATACAAAGATGAGTTATCTATAAACGGTGATTTATCTTATCTTAATTTAGATTGGAAGCCAGTACCTATTATTCCTAAGTTTGTAGATATTGTTGTAAATGGTATGTCTCAAAAAACATACGATATAAAAGCTTACGCTCAAGATCCTGAATCTAGTAAGAAAAGAACAGACTATGTTTCAGCTATTGTAGCTGATATGCGAACTAAAGAGTTCAACGAGCAGATGATGTCTAAGTTAGGAATGGATACTTACAATGTTGAAAATCCAGAAATGCTTCCTGAAAATGAAAATCAACTAGCCCTTCACATGCAACTTGACTATAAACAAAATATAGAAATAGCTCAAGAAGAAATAATAAACAATGTTTTAGATAATAATAAATACACTTTAACTAAACGTAGGTTAGACTACGATTTAACAGTTATTGGTATTGCTGCTACTAAAACTAATTTTAACAAGTCAGAAGGAATTAAAGTTGATTATGTAGATCCTGCAAATATAGTTTACTCTTACACAGAAGATCCTAACTTTGAGGATTTATACTATGTGGGTGAAGCTAAGGAAGTAACGCTAGCAGAGGTTGCAAAAGAGTTTCCATCGTTAAGCAACGAAGAATTAAAAGATATAGAAAAAATGTCAAGTTCGCGTAACTATACAAGTGGATATAGTAGCAATGACGACGAAAAAGTTTCTTTAATGTATTTTGAATACAAGACTTATATGAACCAAGTCTTTAAAATTAAAAAAACAGATCAAGGGCTTGAAAAAGCAATTGAAAAATCAGACAGTTTCAATCCACCTGAAAACGATTCATTTAAAAAAGTATTTAGAACTATAGAGGTTTTATATACAGGTGTTAAGCTTTTAGGTCACAATAAAATGTTGAAGTGGGAAATGTCAGAAAATATGACAAGACCATTTGCGGATACTACTAAAGTAGCTATGAATTATTCTATTTGCGCACCTAAAATATATAAGGGTAAAATAGAGTCTTTAGTTGGTCGTATAACAGGTTTTGCTGATATGATTCAATTAACTCATTTAAAGCTACAGCAAGTTATGTCTAGAATAGTACCAGACGGTGTGTTTTTAGATATGGATGGTTTAGCTGAAGTTGATCTTGGTAACGGAACATCTTACAATCCAGCTGAGGCTTTGAATATGTACTTTCAAACAGGTAGTGTTGTTGGTAGATCTTTAACGCAAGACGGTGAAATGAACAGGGGTAAAATACCTGTGCAAGAGCTATCTTCGTCATCAGGTCAAGGGAAGATTTCAGCACTTATAAACACTTATCAATATTACTTACAAATGATAAGAGATGTAACTGGCCTTAATGAAGCAAGAGACGGTAGCCAACCGGATAAGAATTCTTTAGTAGGACTTCAAAAGATGGCTGCTAACGCGTCTAATGTAGCTACTAGACATATATTACAAGCTGGTTTATATTTAACGCTTAAAACGTGTGAAAACGTTTCATTAAAAATAGCAGACTTGTTAGAGTTTCCTTTAACTCGTAACTCTATGAACAACAGTGTGTCAATATACAATGCTGAAATTCTAGATGAAATAGATACTTTAAATTTGCATGACTTTGGTATTTACTTAGAACTAGAGCCGGACGAAGAAGCTCAACAGCAATTAGAGCAGAACATTCAAGTAGCATTGCAATCAGGAGGCATTAACTTAGAAGACGCTATTGATATTCGTCAGATTAAAAATATTAAGTTAGCTAACGAATCTATTAAGTTTAGAAGACAGAAAAAAGAAGAAGCAGACAGAGCAGCTCAACAATCAAATATAAAAGCACAAGCCGAGGCAAATGCTAAAGCATCAGAAGCTGCAGCAATGGCTGAAGTACAAAAACAACAAGCCTTATCTCAAACTAAAATACAAGTAGAACAATCAAAATCTCAGTTTGAAATACAGAAAATGCAGCAAGAAGCAGAAATTAAAAAGCAATTAATGGAAGTTGAATTCCAATATAATATGCAACTAGCTCAAGCTCAGTCCGGTGTAAAACAGGGTAATGAAAAGTACAAAGAAGATCGTAAAGACGATAGAACAAAAATACAAGCAACTCAACAAAGCGAGTTAATTGATCAAAGAAAAAACGATTCTTTACCAAAGAATTTTGAGTCTGCAGGGTTTGACAACCTTGGTGGATTTGGCCTAGAGCAATTTGAACCTAGGTGATAACTATTTACTAATTTTATAATATCATATCATGTCAGAAACAATTAAAGTGGATCTTAGAGACGGTCCTAAAGTAGAAGTAGACAACGTTACTAAAGTTGACTTGTCTGAATCAGTTACTCCAGTAGAAGAGGTAGTTGAGGAAACAGTTGAAGAAGTAGTTGCGGAAGTAGTCGCGGACCCAGAAGAAGTAATCACTATAAACGAAGTTGCAGAAACTGAAGTTATAGCGGAAGTAGAAAAAATTATTGAGTCTACACCAAAAGAAGATTTACCTGAAAACGTAGAAAAGCTAGTAGATTTTATGAAAGAAACCGGTGGAACCGTACAAGATTACGTTAGGTTAAACGCAGATTATAGCAAAGTAGATTCAGATACGTTGTTAAGAGAGTATTACAAACAAACAAAATCACATTTAGATAACACTGAGATTGATTTCTTAATGGAAGACAAGTTTGATTTTGATGAAGATATTGATGAGGAGCGAGATATCCGCAAAAAGAAACTCGCAAAAAAAGAAGAGGTTGCAGAAGCAAAGAATTTTTTAGAAGGTCTGAAAGACAAATACTATTCGGAAATCAAGTTGAGACCCGGATCGTCACCAGAACAAGATAAAGCTTCAGAGTTTTTCAATCGCTACAATGAGAATCAAAAAGTAGCAGAGCAACAGCATTCGACATTTAAAGAAAGCACTAAACAAATGTTTACACAGGATTTCAAAGGTTTTGATTTCAAATTAGGTGAAAAAACATTTAGATACGGCGTTCAAAATGTAGAAAAAGTTGCAGAGAGCCAATCTAACATTAACAACCTTATTGGGAAGTTCCTAAATGACAAAGGTGAAGTAACGGATACGAAAGGTTATCACAAAGCTATTTATGCTGCAGAAAATGCGGATACTATCGCAAAACACTTTTATGAGCAAGGCAAGGCTGATGCAGTAAAAGAAGTAGTAGCGAAATCTAAAAACGTTAGTTCAGAAGCGAGGTCGACTGCGCCTTCTGAAGTTAGTATTGGAGGATTTAAAGTAAAAGCAATTAGTGGTGTTGATTCCTCAAAATTAAGGATTAAAAAAACATTTAATAATTAACATTAAAACATTTTATTATGGCATTAACAGGTGGATCGGGTTTAACACCCTTCGCAAAAAAATCGGTATTATCAACAAATTATATCGACTTTACAAGTGCAGATGCGGATAGCGCAAACTGGGCACAACAATACATTCCAGAAGTTTACGAAGCGGAAGTTGAAAGATACGGAAACAGAACTATTGGAGGATTTTTAAAAATGGTAGGAGCTGAAATTCCTATGACGTCTGATCAAGTAGTTTGGTCTGAACAAAATAGATTGCATGTTTCTTACACGGGGCTTACTCTTTCGAATGCGGGTGCTTTAGCTTTGCTTCCAACAAACAACGTAATTGGTGTAGGTCAAACTATATTAGTTATTAAGGCTGACGGTTCTGCTTCTGCAAAAGCTTATGTTTCTGCAATTACAAACGGAACTACTGTAGCTATTAAAGGTTACTCTAATAGCGTTGCTGAATTAGCTGCTTTAGTTGGAGCAACAGGAGTTAAAATATTCGTTTATGGTTCTGAATACAAGAAAGGTACTGATACAACAGCTGTATCTATTGAGCCTTCTTTCACTCAGTTTTCTAATAAGCCAATTATTATTAAAGACAAGTACGAAGTAAGTGGTTCTGATGCATCTCAAATTGGATGGGTTGAAGTAACTACTGAAGGTGGAGATTCTGGATATTTATGGTATTTAAAAGGTGAAGGAGAAACTAGATTACGTTTCGAAGATTACTTAGAAATGGCTGTAGTTGAAGGTGAAAAGAAATCTGGTAACGGAGACACTCCAGCTGGAATTGACGGTACTGAAGGTTTATTCGCTGCTGTAAGTGGTAGAGGACAAGTTGATAGTGCTTATGGAGGAAACTTATCTTCTTTCGATGCTATTCTTAAAGGACTAGACAAAGAGGGAGCTATCGAGGAAAACATGCTTTTCTTAAATAGAACTACTGCTTTAGCTTTTGATGATATGCTAGCTGGATTAGACGGTGGAAACACAGGTGCTGGATCTGCTTACGGTGTATTTAACAACGATCAGCAAATGGCATTAAACTTAGGTTTTTCTGGTTTCAGACGTGGATCTTATGATTTCTACAAAACTGACTGGAAATATTTAAACGATGCTTCTACTAGAGGATTGGCTGCAGACGCTACTGTAAATGGTATCTTAATTCCTGCAGGAACTTCAACTGTTTATGACCAATCACTTGGGAAAAACATTAGAAGACCTTTCTTACACGTAAGATATAGAGCTTCGGAAGCAGATGACAGAAGAATGAAATCTTGGTTAACTGGTTCTGTTGGTGGAGCAGCAACGTCTTCTTTAGATGCAATGGAAGTACACTTCCTATCTGAAAGATGTTTATGTGTACAAGGTGCAAACAACTTTGTATTATTCACATAGTCAAGAGTAAATTATTGTAATTTTTACCCTCGTTGAATCTACGGGGGTAATTATTACCTTTTAAAAATTATTTAATTATATCATATTATGGCAAAACAAAATACAGCTGCAAAAGCAGTACCAGTAAAACCTGTTGCAACGAAAGAGATTGCGGTAGAACAAACAATTATATCATCAAAGCCTTCGTGGCCTATAAAAGATAGAAGTTATTATTTAGCGGGAAACAAAGAGCCTTTAACATTTAGGTTAAACTCTAGACACTCCTATTTAAAACCTTTACTTTATTTTGATGAGGAGAATGGAACTCAAAAAGAATTAAGATATGCTACTAATCAAAATTCCCCGTTTGTGCAAGAGCAGAATGGAGAAGCTACGTTAGGACAAATCCTTTTTGAAAACGGTATATTGTCCGTTCCAAAACAAAACCAAAACTTACAAAAATTATTATCTTTATATCATCCAGACTTAAACAAAAAGTATCACGAATTTGATGCTCAAGAAGAAGCTATTGATGAATTAGAAGATTTAGAAATAGAGTTTGAAGCAATATCAGCAGCAAGATCAATAGATATCGATCAAGCAGAAGCTATTCTTAGAGTAGAAAAAGGATCTGAGGTTGCTAACATGAGTTCTAAGGAGATTAAAAGAGATTTATATATATTTGCTAAAAGAAACCCATCTTTGTTCTTAGAGTTAGCTAATGACGAAAACGTTCATTTAAGAAACGTTGCGATTAAAGCTACTGAATCAGGGATTATATCTTTAAGCGGTGATAATAGAACATTTAATTGGGCTAGTAATAACAGGAAATTAATGACTGTGCCTTTTGATGAAAATCCATATTCAGCTATGGCAGCTTTCTTTAAAACAGACGAAGGGATGGAAGTCTTTAGGTCTATAGAGAAAAAATTAATTTAACACGTAATATATTTATAGGGGGTAGTTGCTCTATCCCCTTATATTACATTAAACAAAAATAAATGGCAATAAACGTAGATACTGTTTACAAAACAGTTTTATTAATACTTAACAAGGAGCAAAGAGGATATATGACTCCTGATGAGTTTAATAAAATGGGTCAACAAGTACAGCTTGAAATATTTGAAAAATACTTTGAAGATCTAAACCAGTTGATTAGAAGTCCACAAACGGAATCTGATTATGCTGATCGTGTCACTTATTTAGAAGAAAAAATATCTGAGTTTGAAACTACCAATCCTAGTCAAGCTGTTTCTAACGGCTCAGCTGTTCTTGCTAATTTGCACAGACTTAATACTGTTGCTTACAACGGAATAGAATTGCAGTCATTAGGTAAAAAAGAATACTACAACATTATAAGGTCACCTTTAACAAAACCTACAGAAACATATCCAGTATATACTCAGGAAGGTTCGACTTTAAAAATATTACCAACTTCAATAACATCTGTAGAAACTACTTTCTTAACAACACCTGTACCGCCTGTATGGGGTTTTACGGTAGATAATAACTTACAAATTTTTATATACAATCCAGCTGGCTCAGCTTCCACAAACTTTGGCTTACACAGTTCAGAGCAAACGGAAGTAATACTTAGAATACTAGCTTATGCGGGTATAATAATAAGAGACCCTCAAGTAGTGCAAATTGCTCAAGCTAAGGTACAACAACAAAACATAAACGAAAAAAGTTAATAAATGGGTTTACTAACAGAAAATAATGCGCATTACTACTCGGGGCAGCAAATGTACGTACAGAAAACCGGGACTGGAACTAATGTAAATATACCGTGGGAAGGAGACTCTGCTTTAATAGCTACCACTGGTGTATCAAATACTAATTATAGGGTTACAAGAAATAATGTTGCTCTTACGCAAGGTGTTGACTATTCTTTAGTAGGTACATCAGTCGTGATTGTAACTACCGCGGTAGGGGATGTAATAATTATTGAGCTTTTTACGCCGGATGTACAATCTAATTATGGAAGCTACGCGTATATTTCAGTGGAAGACATTGTAAACAATTTTCAAGTTGCATACGTTGGAGAAGATAAACTTATAGCTAAAGTCAAAAGAACTGATATTATATTTCATGCCAAGCGAGGGTTGCAAGAATTTTCTTACGATACTTTAAATAGTATTAAATCGCAAGAATTAACAATACCTTTAAATTTAAGTGTACCGTTGCCTCAAGATTATGTTAATCACGTAAGTATTAATGTTATTGATGAAAACGGTTTAAAACAACCTATTTACCCAAACCTAGTAAGTAAGTCAGCAACTAATTTACCGATACAAGATTCTTCAGGTATACCAATGCAAGATAACTTTGGAAACAATGTTAAAGCATCTAGCTCTACAGTTGAAGAAAACTTTGCGGATTTTAATTTACAAAAAGTTTCGGGTAGAGACTCACAAAGAGGTCAAAGATACGGATTAGATCCAGTTACTTCACATTCTAACGGAGTGTATTTAATTAACAAAAGAGAAGGTAAAATTTCTTTTAGCAGCGGTTTGGCTGGTAGGCCTATAATTTTTGAGTACTTATCCGATGGACTAGCTCACGACGAAGATACTAAGGTGCCTAAAATGGCAGAAGAAGCAATGTATGCTCACATACTATATTCTATTTTAGCAAACAGATCCAAACAACCAGAGTACATTGTAAGAAGATTAAAACAAGACAGGTCTGCTAAATTAAGAAACGCAAAAATAAGACTATCAAACATAAAGCTTAGTGAAATCATTCAAGTAATGAGAGGTAAATCTAAGCAAATTAAACACTAATTAAATGGCTGAAGTAAAGAATAGTTTTTTAGCGTCTAAAATGAACAAAGATTTAGACGATAGGCTTATACCTAATAATGAATATAAGGATGCCTTAAATGTAGCTGTTTCTAACTCAGAAGGTAGCGACGTAGGTGCTTTAGAAAACATACTCGAAAATTCTAATGTATACCAAATTTCGCAAACATTAGGGTTGGGTTTTAAAAATACCGGCAAAATTATAGGATATGCAACCGATGCTTCTAACGATGACATTTATTTGTTTTATACTAATTATGCAGGGGGGTTAAACGAACACCAAGCAAGCGCTCCCAGTGGAACCACTTTTTCTGCAATAGTAAAATACAACCCATCTTCAACAGCGAGTCTTTACCTGACCATATTAGTGCGGGGAACATTTTTAAATTTTTCAGAAAAAAACCCAATATATGGTATAAATATAGTAGAAGACTTTCTTTTTTGGACCGATGATAGAAATCAGCCAAGAAAAATAAATATAAAAAGAGCTGCTGCTAATATTACTCATTATACGAGCGAAGACGATATATCCGTGGCTAAATACGCCCCATACAAAGCTATGGACTTATATAAAAGCTATGGCGGAACGTACAAAACGACCATGAAAGATGTTTCTAGTGAGTTTTTGCCAGACGGAACTACCGCTAATCCGGATTATAATGCCAATTACGCAGGTGATCCTAATTATTTAGAAGATAAATTTGTTAGGTTTAGCTATAGAATAAAATACGAAGATGGAGAATATTCTATTATGGCTCCTTTTACGCAAATAGCTTTTATACCTAAACAAGATGGAAGTTTCTTAGCAGAAGATGAAAGCAAAACTCTTAAGAGTACAATTGTTTCCTTTATGGAAAACAAGGTAGATCAAATATCTTTAGTTATAAATTTGCCTGATATAGGGAATAGCTTGCAAAGCAATTACAAAATAAAAGAAATAGACATACTTTATAAAGAATCTGATAAATTTACTATTAATATATTAGATACCGTTGAATTAAGTGAAATAGAAAGTCAATCGTCAACTACTAGCGTGTATGAATATAGCTATCAATCTAGGAAGCCAATTAAAACTTTACCCCAAAATCAAAGCACTAGAGTTTATGATAAAACACCTGTAAGAGCATTAGCCCAAGAAGTAAGCGGCAACAGAGTAATTTATGGTAATTTTGTAAACAAACATACCGCTCCTGCTCATTTAAACTACCAAGTTACAGTTACCCAAAAGTTTTCTTCAGGATACAACAATGACTATTCCTGGATAGAATACCCTGAGCATACCTTAAAAAGAAACAGAAATTATCAAGTTGGATTTGTTTTAAGTGATAGATACGGAAGACAATCAGATGTTATTTTATCTGGTGTGGGGGAAAACAATGTGTCTAATATTTTCGGGGCATCAACATTTTACATGCCTTACCGAAGTAGCTCGACCAACCCTACTACTTTTTTAGCTGACATTGGTAATTCTATAAAAATTCAGCTAAACGAAACAATAAAAAGTATCAGAAGCCCTTTAACTCTTGAAAATGCTGGGGCAAGCGGCGAGCCTGGCATTTATGATGCAACTACCAATCCCACTGGATGGTATTCATATAAAATTGTTGTAAAGCAAAATCAACAGGAGTACTACAACGTTTATTTACCTGGATTTTTAAAAGGGGATTTAAACAATGGGCCTGAAACAGCAACACATTCTGTTTTAATAGGTGACAATATAAATAAAGTACCTAGAGACTTGCAAGAGGTTGGACCTAATCAAACCAAATACAGAAGTAGTGAAATACTTTTTCCTGTTGTACAAAATTACAGCCCTACAAGCGCTGGTCAAAACTGGAATCAAGCGTTTTTTCCTGGAAAAAATAAGTTTAATGTAACTACGGTAGCTCCTTTTGATGCTTTAAACAGCTTAGGAAGTACAGTTGCAGGAGTTGCATCTATTTTTGAAAACGAAGAAGATCCTTTAATAATGAGAATAGGGGATAACAAAGGGGGGTTAGGGGCAACAGATGAGTTTATGCAACCTTTTTTATCTATAGCTGAAACTACACCTTTTATATCTAACATTGACATATACTACGAAACATCGACAAGCGGGTTAGTATCTGAGTTAAATAATATGGTGTTAACCGGAGGCGGTAACGCTATAATAGGGTTTAGTACCTTTGATTACAATCACAACGAAAATCAAAATTTTAATGGTTTAGGTACGGTATCAGGAGCTGCGGATTCAGCTTATATTACTAATGAAATAATACCTATTAATAATCTAAATCAATTATTAATCAATACGGAAAAGGTAAGTTTATCTGTACTTGATGGTAATAATGTAGATAGGACTGGTGATTTTGATTTGCTGAAATTAAGTGCACCTTCTACTGGGTATAGACTTAAAATAGCATCTGCGTTTTACTATGGTGTAAACGCTAGTTCAATAGAAAGTTATACTTTCACAATAGGGTTACGTAACTTAGATGACAATACAACAGCTACATTGGATAGCAGCGTTACAAACTCAAATCAAATAGCGGTAACAGTAGTAACAGGTAATGCTCCTTTTGCTGGACAAGTTTTAGGAGGGCAAGGAATACCTGCAGCTACTGTAACATCTGTTGATAGTGGTGTTGTTACTTTAAGTACACCAGTAACAATTATATTGCCCGCCGCTACTTTATATTTTACAGCGCCTGTTACTACTGTTGTTAAAAGAGATTTAGCTTTAGGTAATATTTCCCCTTACGCTGACCCTACTACTTACACTACTCCAGCTTTTTCCACTATGGAAGGATCATATGCAGCTATACCTGCTTATAACGGAAGCTTTGATACAGGTAAGTGGCAAGACAATTTATCATATGTATGGGCCGTAAGCCAGCCTAATTTTCAATCTGGTTTAGGAACCTTTGCTATTACTAGCGCTGGAGGCTTTAGCATAATAACTTTAACCAATCCAGGGGTAGGAAGCGTGGTTTTACATCTTAGTCAATCAGGAGCAGTAACTGTTAATAGTGGGACTTTTACTTTTCCTATCGGATTTGACCTTAAAGTAACAATAACGGATGCTGGAGGGTTAACAACTACTGCGAGTGTAGGTTTTTACAATGTAACACCAGGTGCTTTTACCAATGCTTTTTCAACAGCTTTTGATATATAAAAAATAATAAATAAATAAATAAATAAAATGAGCAACGGAACATTATCAACCCAATTCGAGCTTCTTTCAGGGCTAGAAAACAATAATAATAAATTAATAACAGCCGAGGATGTTTCAAACATCGTAAAAAGTAATTATCAACCAGTAATGATATGGTCAGGCATATTTACTAGAGACAACTCTATTCCAGAGGGTGGTAACAGATGGTATCCAAGAACAAATTACTATAATCCAGATTTTTTTCAACCACGCTCTACAGGCGTAGGCGTTGGAGGTGCTGATCAAATATGGCGGTTCACAAACAGAGGGAGCTTAGCTATTAATACCACTTATACAAATATTGCAGTAAATCCCGACCCTTGGCGTGGGACTTGGCAGACATTTTCAAATCAATATATATCTAAACCCGCTACGTTTAATATTACGACTGATGGCAACGGGGCGGTAAGTTCTTATGAGATAGTTAGTTGTGGCCAGGGTTGGTTTGGGCCAGCAGGTAATTTTTCAGGAGGTCAATGGTCCTACCCTGGGCAAACAGGAGTTTTAAACGTAACGGGTTTTTCCGGGAGTTCTTTACCTACCGTTGAATTTAATAGCCCGCTTACTCCAGTAGCGCAAGTATCTCCTACGTTTTGGGGAAATCCAGCTTGGACGCTTTCTACAAATCCGAATTCACCCGGAGACACTGTGCCTGGGCAAGGAGCAAGCCTTAATCATACTTTTATTAATACAGCAGTTCATCGTTCTAATGCTCAAGGTAAAGGGCAGCAGAGATATAACCCGGGTTTATGGATAGGTCCAGAACCTGGTCAAACTGTAATAACCAACCCATGGAATAATCGTCTACAAGGAGAAGGCTGGGTAAGTGATTCAAATGATGTGCCACAATATGTAACATTATGGAGAATGCCTTTTTAATACCTAAATAACATTATAAACAAGTAATTATAGATATATGGCAGCTATCATTGAAGTAAAATATTTTAATTCTTTTCTATTACGTAAAACTATAAACAATAGTAGTGTACCTGTTTGGTACAAAACGCCTGGTTTACAGACTAATAATGATAAGAATTGGATTATAGAAGAATCTAGAATCAGGGGGGGATATAATAATACCTCTGTTGATTTTGGAGTAAATGCTTATTTAGCTGCTGAAACTAATAATGGTGCTATTTTATCTAACAGTTTAATATATTCAGGTATATTAAACTCAAGAACAGGTGTTAACAACACTAATCAATTTCCAGTAGGAGAAGACATAACAAGAAGTTTAGATCCATCTAATGGAAGTATACAAAAACTATACGCAGAAAATACTAACTTAACTATACTACAGGAAAACAAAATAAGTAAAGCTCTTATAGATAAGGACGCTATTTATTCTGCAGAAGGAAGTTCTATAACAACGTCAGGAGCTCAAGTTATCGGACAAACTGTTCCTTACGGCGGGGAGTATGGTATATCTAAAGACCCGGGTAGCTTTGCTGTCTATGGTTATAGGAAATACTTTACAGATAAAAACAGGAACGCAGTATTAAGACTTTCCTCTGATGGTATTACTGAAATATCATCTTATGGTATGAAAGACTTTTTTAGAGATAAGTTCGCTGAAATAGATTTAAACTTTAGCGAGATAGGTAAAGTTGTAGGGGGTTTTGATGTACATACTAAAACTTATGTGGTTTCTTTACAAAGCTATGATGGTATAGCATATGACACGTTAGCTTTTGACGAAAGCGTTAAAGGATGGGTTTCTAGGTATGATTACAAGCCAGATCAAATTTTTAGTTTAAAAAACAATTATTTCACTACTTTCAGTGGCGGAATGGGAATAGAGTATGATACTCCTTCAGCTGACTTTAATGGTTTATACAAGCACTACTTTGGAACTAACTACGGTAAGTTTTATGGAAGAGCCGTTGATTCACTTGTTACCACTGTATTTAATCCTAAAATATCTTTGTCTAAAAACTTTTTAACAATAGGTTACGAAGGAAGCGACGGATGGGAAATGAATAGCTTTTTATCAGACACTACTGGTGTTTATAGCGGCACAGAATTTGACAGAGCTTTTCCTGTTAAAAGTTATAAGGAAGGGGAATATATAATAAACCCAGCTGACGGCCAACCCGTATTGCCAATTTACTACCAAGCTACTTTCAGCACCCCGTTTCCACCTTACACTAAAATGAGAGCTGGTTTTGATAGAAAAGAAAACAAATATGTATCTAATATAAAAAATAATAGTGCACCTAGACCAGGAGAGGTGATATATGGTGATACATTGTCTGGTGTAAAAGGAATGTTCGCTACAGTTACATTTTCTATAGACGCAACAACAAATACATTAGGTAAAAAAGAATTATTTGCAGTGTCTTCTACCTACGTAGAGTCATCATATTAAATCAAATCAATTAAATGGAATTAAATATTAGAATGCTTCAGGACTCCGATTGGGATACATTAGTATCTTGGTGGGACGGTTGGAAAGAATGGAAAGCACCTCCTAGAGACATGCTTCCTGATAATGGCAAAGGTGGATTTATGGTTGAAAACGAAAACGGTCCTATAGTGGCTGGGTTTGTTTATACTGCAAATTCAAAAACTGCGTTATTAGAGTTTATAGTTTCAGATCCTAACTACAAAGGTAAAGATCGGAAAGAAGCAATAGAGCTTTTAATAAATGGAGCAGAAGAAGTGTGTAAAGAAAAAGGATATAAATATATATTCAGCATTGGAAGAAATAAACATTTAATGGAAACACATAAGAAATTAGGGTATCATGTAGATACTAAGCCTTCTTACGAAATAATTAAAAAAATAGGTTAAAATATGGCAGCAGTAACAGCAATAGTAGCGGCAAGCGCGGCAGTAATAAGTTCGGGAGTTCAAGCTATTAGCGCAAATCAGAAAGCTCAAGCAGCTAAAGGAGATGTAGCTAGAGCAAAAAACAGTTTAGAAGAGCTTGAAGCGTCAAGACAAGATATTGTGAATCCTTATGAAAACATGGAGAATCTATCGGGCATGGCCTCAGATACTTCTGGTAATTTGAAAAATAGGTTTGCAAACATAGGGGTTGCTACTCAGGCTGCTGAAATGCAAATAGAAGAAGCTGATGTTGCATTAGCTAATACTTTAGATACTTTAGCCGCTACTGGGGCAAGTGCTGGTGGAGCTACAGCTTTAGCACAAGCAGCTTTACAAAGTAAAAAAGGTGTATCTGCTAGTATTGAACAACAAGAGGTTTCTAATCAACAAAAAGCAGCTGCTGCTGAAATGCAAATTGATCAATCTAAAATGGGTGAAGAACAAAGGTTGCAAAACATAAATATGAGTGAAGCGCAAAGAATGCAAAACGCAGATGCTCAAGGTGCGGCTTATGAATTTGAAGCTAGAGAAAAAAGAGAATTGGTTGGTTTAGATAGAGCCTCAGCTCAAATAGAAAATGCTCAAGGGCAAGTTGCATCATTCCAAAAGACTAGAGATGGAGCGGTAAGTAGCGCTATTAGCGGCTTAGGTAATGTAGCTACTTCAGTGGGAGGTTATTTGGAGGAACAAAGAGAAGAACCCTAAAACAGCTTCGTACAATACGCAGGTACGAAACGCAAACGTGGACGCTCCAATTGATCCATTAACTGGAGAAAAAGTACAATTAATGACAAGAAGAACACCTTAAAAACAATATATGAGTTATAGAAATCCAAAAGCGGCACCAATCAATACAGGGGCTGCGGTATATGAAGGTATAAACAAACTTGCTGGCGATGTTTTTACATTTGCAAACAACGAAAGAGATCGTAAAGGTCAATTAGTAGCAGATAGTTTAGCTGCTCAACAAGCTATTGATGACGACGTTAATAAAATGGGGTTATCTTTAAATGAAGGTGACAACAATTTTGAAACTCAAGTGTTCGCAGAAGCTCAAGCTGCTAAAAAAGCAATTGCAGCACAGTACGAAACAATGAGTAGAACTTTTTCTTCACCGGAACAAAGAGCTAAAGCTAAAGCAGAAATAGCTAGACTTAATAAGTATCCTGAAAATCTTGTGGCTGACCTTAGTACTGGTAAATACATTACTGACATGTACGATAAAGCCATGCAGTTACAGCAAGGGAAAACTGGATCTATAAGCAAGTCAAATGATATTAATCTAATAGCTGTGGCTGGCGATATGAAAGCTGGCGGTAAAAACACAAAGATTGAAACCAATGCCGCTGGATCTAGAACTTTAGTTACAACTATAGATAAAGACACTTACAGGCTTAATATATCAAATATAACCAACGGTTTAAAAACAAACCCTAACCAAACATTGTTTAAAACAGTTCAAGATGATGCGCCTGATATAAAAACTTATCAAGCTGCTTTAGGTCTTAATGACAAAACAAGCATTGATGCAATGATACTTTCTGGTAAAATGAAAAAATCAGAATCAAAAGTTGATAGATCAGGAAAGCTAATGGACCTGTATGTATTAGACGAAGCTGAAG